CTTGTGGTTAATGCGTACACTGGGTCGAAGAGAGCCGTGTATGAGGCGGCAGCGAAATCGTTGTGTGTCGAGAAGTTATCCCCGAAAGATGCTAGGTTGACATCTTTCGTCAAGTTCGAAAAACAAGACCTGGGGAAAGCTCCCCGAGTCATCAACCCACGCTCAGCCAGGTACAATTTGTGCCTTGGTAAGTACCTGAAGTTCAATGAAAAACGAGTTTACAGGGCCATCAACAAAGCTTACGGCGCACACACCGCGCATACCGTCATCAAAGGGCTCAACGTCCGCGAAGTCGGTGCGGTAGCTTGGCAAAAATGGAGTCGATTCAAAGACCCCGTGGCTGTTGGGTTAGATGCCGTTAAGTTTGACATGCACATGCGCGTGCCAACACTCAAGTACGAACATTCGTTCTACAAGGGTATGTTTCCTAATGCAGATGAATTGAGACGAATGCTGAACTGGCAACTGCACAACAAGGGAACAGCGTATTGTGATGATGGCAAGGTTAAGTTTGAAATGGATGGGACGCGGTCGTCTGGAGACTTGAATACGTCTTTGGGAAATTGCATCATAATGTGTGGATTAATTTTCGCCTATGTGAAGCTTTGGAACATTGATGTTGAGTTGATGAACAATGGAGATGACTGTGTTGTGATTTTGGAGAGGGCCCAGCTTGGTGCGTTCATGTTGAACATCGTCAGCCGGTTCAGGAGATATGGGTTTAGGATGGAAGTTGAAGAACCTGTATACGAGTTTGAGCAGATTGATTTCTGCCAGAGTTCGCCCGTCTTTGTTGATGGGTCTCCTGTGATGGTACGAAACGTTTTGACATGCATCAAAAAGGACCCTATTTGTCTTGTCCCCATTAATACTGCGCGCGTCCTAAGATATTGGTATCGCGCGGTTGGGGATTGTGGTTTGGCCATCTGTGGCGGAGTGCCTGTGCTACAGGCGTTCTACGAGATGTTCCAGCGTTGTGGAGAGAAGTACAGCGCAGGATTTCTACAGACGGTCATGAAGAACACGTCGTATTGGGAAAAGAGCAATAAATTGGAAAGTGATGTTAAAGAAATTGGCGCTAGCACACGCGCGAGTTTCTATTTCACGACGGGCATTCTACCAGCCTACCAAATTGAGCTCGAGAAACATTTCTCACATATGAAACTGGAGAGTGAGGTTGAGACCTTGTTGCATGAGGATATCACGCTGGACAAAGGGTTCAGCGCGGCAGCGCCGATAGTTGAGTCGTTGTATTAGGACGCCGGCCCTAATCAATCTGACAAAATTGACTATTCGACTAACTACTGCGGAGCGTACTGGCACGACGGGAAATTCCAATCGTCCACAGCTCACCCGACAAAACCAGCTACAAGTGAATTCGATTCCACTTGCAAACAACACGACATTGCGTACGCAACTGCGAAATCTACTACTGATCTTCGCAAAGCAGACGGAACATTCTACAACCAAAACTACGGAAAAGGCTTCAAGAGAACTGCAGCAGCGCTGCAGTGAAATATCTGAATCCGTTCACCATGAAGACAACTCCGAATCTCAGGGGCGCAGCGTCCAGCAATGCGCCGAAGAAGAAAGAAATAATGCAACAGAAGCGACAGCAGTCAGAGAGAGTCGAGACACTGGTAGAGCCCCCGGTGAGTTTGGGGGCAGTGTTTCGGCCATCTGCTCCGAAGATAACGCGCACGACCGATTCCGCGGTCATCACAGGCCACGATTTCATTGGAACAGTGGAAGGCCAAGGGGTGTCCGTGTTCGGACTTGGGAAAGCGGCGGCATTGAGTCCTGCGTACTTTACTGGTTCGATGCTCGGTACGCTGTGCAAAACCTTCGAGCAA